GTTACTTACAACTTCTTCCTTAAGCAATGTTTTTGGAGGAAACCCCGATGATACAGTTTTACCTACTGCCGTACAGATGAAGTTAGAGGATGAATCCGCTGAAGTTTACTTTAACGATCCGATGACCGAGAGCTTTTTAGGAAATACCGTTTACGATGAAAGGTGTACGCCTGAACGAGTAGCTTTCCCAGTGTTCACTCCCTGGATTATCGGTGGAGGGTACAGCGATAATATGCCTATAGTTCCAGGAACGAACTATAGACCTCAAGGTTTCTTAGGAAGCAATACTAACAACATTCACCAAAATACTCAATATGGCGCTTCTGTATCTTCTATAACTATAGGAACCCGGGGAGATTATATCGTAGGTCAGCATACCCCACCTTTATCAGGTGGTAAAGGAGGATCAGCTTCCGACAGAAAAAAAATCCCTCGAAGTGGTCTAGATGGATTTGTTGGAAGTTTTAAGATTTATGCTCGACCTCTAACTACTAGTGAAGCTAAACGTAATTTTGATAGCCAAAAAGGATTTTTTCAAAATATTTTAATACCTACCCCCTAACGATGCCCAACTTTGATTTAAATTATGTAAAAAGTGTTTCTAAGAATAGAATCTTAGGAGTAGCCTTTCCTATGATGAATGATGGCATTGGAGGGTATGTAGCTCAAAATGAAAATATTCGGTCCTTAAGAGATTGTGTTGTACAGTTGCTTATGACTGGAAGAGGTGCTCGGGTTATGAGACCTGACTATGGCACTGATCTCCGAGCTTCTGTATTTGAACCTTTAACTGAGGATCTCGTAGGTTCTTTAAGAAAACAAATTTTACAAGTAATCGCGAAGTATGAACCAAGGGTTATTGTTCAGCGTGTTGAAATCACGCCTGACTTTGAAAGACATACCATAAAGGTACAACTTTATATTACATCGAAAGATGATCTACTAAATGGAGAACTGGTGGAGGTTCTCGTATAATTATGCCAACTAATGTCAACTATTCCCGTTTCTTTGAGGGACTGTACAATGTCTCTGGATTTGATGGAACCATTGAATCCGATTTCTTGAAATTAGGACAGGTTCCCGACGATAGAAAATCTGACCTTATCGATTATAACATCAATGGATTTGATGAGTATAGAACAGCCTTACAAGATTATCTAAAATCAGTATATCCCCTGGACTACAACAACTTCGCAGCCTCGGACTTAGGTCAGATGTTACTTGAAATGTTTGCGTACATGTCCTCAGTTCTTGCTTTACGCGCTGACATGACAGCTAACGAAATGTATATTGACACCGTCAAGAGTGAGGATAACCTGAACAGACTACTCCAACTCATCGGTGTAAGTATGAAGGGACCCACCGCATCAAAAGCTACGGGATTGCTAACACTCCCTGATGATGTAGTAATCGACACTGCTGGCATCACGATTAATAAAGCGGACCGAAGCGTTGAGGTAACTAACCAACGAAGCAATGCACCTGTAACGTACACTGTTACTAGGCAGCAAAACGATGGCTCCCTTGACCTATTCCACGAAGATTTATCAATACCGTTAGCTGATTTTGGCGGTTCCCAATACGCCAGTGGATTATTTTTAGTTGAAGGAGCATTCGCGGTAGATAGTGGAACATTCCGAGGAGGTTTAAAAACCAAACAGACTTTTGAGATTACTAATGGTCCAGTTATAGAAGGGAGTATTGGGGTATCCTCCACGGAAGGAGTGGGAGGAACCCAGTACAACGAAATTAGTAATTTGTTTCTGGCTTCAGGAGGCACTCAACCTGTTTTTGAAAAAACATACACCGGAGGATTTGGAGCTCTTCTTACTTTTGGTGATGGGGTGAGGGGGAGGCTACCCACTCCTGGAACTACCTTTGTAGTCACTTATCGAACGGGAGGGGGAGGTAATGGTAATATTGCGAAAGGGACACTGGATACAACTATCACATGTTTTAATGGTGTTACCCCTGTAGACGGTACATTGACGAATACAACTAAAGGTTCCGGGGGAACTGCCGCCGAATCTGTGGCTCATGCCAAGAGATACGCCCCATATTTCTTCAGGACTCAGTATAGAGCCGTTACTGGAGAAGATTATAATGTTTTAGCTAATTCTTTTGTGGGAACTGGAGGAACAACCGCTAAATGTATGGCTTCCCTGAGAACTAATGGAGCTGCTGCTAACATAATTGATTTATTCGTGCTATCCAAAGCCTCTAATACTCAACTCGAACGAGCATCTGTAGCTATGAAGAAAGAGTTATTAGATTACTTCCAGGACTACAAAATGCTTACGGATGACGTCGTGATCTCGGATGGCGTAGTACGAACTTTAGATATGGTAGCTACCCTCTATATCGACAAATCTAACAGGTCGTTCATTGACTCCATTCAACAAAAAGCAGCAGACAAACTCCTTGAGTATTTTAATGTGGATAATCTGGCGTTCGGACAGAAATTAAGTATGTCGGATGTTAATAACTTTATGTTAACTGTACCAGAGATTAGATTTTTTAAAGTAGATAATCTCCCTGAAAATATATTCGTAAACTTTAATGAAATTGTACAACTAAACAACTTTGAATTCAGTACGGAGCTTGTATAACAATGACGATGTCGGATAAAGGTGCAGGACAGGAACATTTTAAGGCTAATTATATTGAAGTAATTAAGCGTATAGTTCCTGAGTACTACGAACAAACGGAGTATAATCTGTTTGGGTCGGAGGAGGACTTACAATATAGAGTCCTGGGCTCTATCCTTCATTTAGCCAGCCATGTTTCCAGTCTTATTGGAGCACCGACAACCTACAATCTACAGTCGTCCGCTTTTAGTGGGAATGAATCATTTGTACCATACTGCGTTCCTTTTAATAATTTAACTAATGTAACCCCTGCGACCTACGAAAATTACGTTCTTAGACCATTAGGGAAAACGTTTGGAAGTTTTAGGAACAAAGAAGAATTTTCTAATTTTCTTTTAACTTCCGCACTCCCACATACTGAGTTTAATAATGTTAGTGAATTTTTTGGTAGCAGCTTTAGTTCAATAGTAGACCCTGCGGTAACCACGATGTCAGGTGTCGCAAACACTTTGATAGATCAACTTGGTTGGGTATATTTCCTAAACACACCGGGAAGCATCGTTGATTCAAATTCAGTTCCAGTAAGTTCTTTTCTTTACAGTTCCCTTTTGGATAATACTTATTATGGAAAGAGAATTAAAACCTCTGATGGTGTACGAAATTTGTTTAAATGGATGTACACCAATGCGAAAGGAAGCGGTACGGGGTGGTCGCAGATCAGAGACATCTACTTACCTGTTCCCTTTAACAACCTATCTTCTACGTATACCCCTCTTCCCGGAAAAGCTGGTAATTACTACGCGTCCGGAGGACAGCTTGTAAGCGCCTTGGATACCCTTGTTAGTGTATGGGTAAACGAAGACGACCCAAACTCTCTCTACTTTAGAGATGTTGTTAATGCGTCTCTTTTAGGATTTAACGTTAATAGGATGGAAAATGCTGGTCCTATGGGTAAAATGCTTAAGGCTCTTGCCTATGGATTTTATGATGTCCAAACCTCAATCAGAGACGTACAGTATTTGCTAGATATCGAACAGTGTCCGGATGAATTTTTACAATATCTAGGAAGATATTTAGGGTGGACATTTTTCTCTATGGATCCCGACAAATGGCGTGACCAATTAAAGCAAGCTATTTATCTCTATAAAGCTAAAGGTACAAAACAGGCTTTAACAAACGCGGTTAACATGGTCATCCCGTCTTCTGTGTACAACCCGGTAGCTCCTGTATCGGGTCTACAAGAGTTGTGGGAATCCTACATACCAAACCTTATTTACTATGCCCTAAAAACAGAGACTGATTTAGGTAAGGACAATGCTAAGTACCTAGAATTTAGATCAGCTTGGAAACAAGCCCTCGCTGCGTCTGGTATTCCTATAACTGTAAGGAATTATGATCCTCATGATAAAGATATAAATGTTCGTTTTGCTGTGGATGCAGTTTTAGAACTTTTAAATTACCACTACAACTACATGAAGATTGGTGGAATTCCCTATAAAGATACAGGATTTTGGCAAGCGCAGGAGAGCAGAGGTGTAGCGCCAGGGTACAAGTACCGTGACGCTTATTTAACAATACCTCCGTGGGAGGAAAGTAGGTTTTACCAAAATTGTGAAGCTGGTCCACAGACTGAGCGTTTTGTTCGTAGTGTATCCTCAATATTAGCAAGAACATATGAGGAAGCGGGTTGTGGTGTAGTCGCCTCTGCTGCCAATACTGTTGCGAAATACATAGCCAGTGGTGTTTCTATTAAAAATGTAGATGGAATTACTGAGCCTGGGTGGGGGGTAAACAACGCCTTCAAGTTCATGACTTCCTCCTTACAATTGCCATTCAATTACAAACAGGTAATAAGAAATGGCGATTTGGAAAGTATGAGTGTATTTGATTATTGGAATTCCAAATCTTCTGTAGTTAACTCTAAGTTCCATTTATCGGCTTTCGACTTCTCTTCTAATGATTACACAAATCTAGCTAGAACAAGGATAGGCCGTAAAGGAATTCCTGCTATTGTTGATATATTCCGTCAATTCGCACCCTTTCATGTTCTTAACAAGATATATGTTGGTTCTGGAATCGAGGATTTTTATTACAGCACCCGTACTGACGGAAAAGGTATCCCCGGCACCGATGAGCCCGGAGTGGCTTGGTCGGGGATTATGGATGTGGAAGTGATAAACACTATCCAGTCCGACATGGACCAGCTTCATAGTAGTTACACTCTTTCCGCCTTCCCGGGCGCGTGGGCAGCAGGGGGCTCTTTCAGTGGAGTTGGGGTATTTCCTAGCATATGGAACCCACAGAACGGAAGATTCCTCCCGTCCGCCTGTCTTCATGCCCAATCTCCAAACGACGCAGGAAACCAAACATCTTATTTCTGGAGTGGCGGTGGAGGATCAGCCGTAGATGGAAGAACTACTTCAGGCTATAAGCAACTTTTGGCTCGCAGAACCGCTGGAAGACGCAAAGATTTAAAATACAAATTTACTGGTTGGGCGCAAAACAGACAAGGACTCAACCAACCTATTGCTACTGACTGGTTTAGTATGAGTGGAGGAGCCCTTCAACCCGTGCTTAAACGGAGAGGTTTGAATCTTCCCGGATTCGTACCGAAAGGATTCAACTTCTCCTCTCAGAGTTTCGTAGATACCAGTGGCAGTCTGTCTTCAGTGTACTCTTATTATAATACTTCTGCCACGCCGTTCTTTGAGTTCCATGCTTCTTCTTTCTTCCCGGCTCGAAATGTCCCATTCATGGAACCCAACGCATCAAGCTTTAACCAATTAAGAGATGTTTTTGGTTCCCCAATTTTGCGGGCTATGACGACTATTTTTATTAAACGTGGAAGAAAAGACTCAAGATGGTATAGATTTACTGACCAAGGATTCGAAAACTTTAAGTTTGGTACGGGGGTACAACAGCTATACCACGACTATAACAATATATTCAGGAGACAGCTCCAGTGCGCGATATTGCCAGCAACTCAAGTCGCCGACGATCCGGCTGCAGGAGGATTTAATATCCTGGCACACGTATTCGGTCCCCTTCTGTTCAACCATAACTTTTCTATTAAAGGTACTATCCAAAATAATTTAGGTTCTAAAGCATACCCAGGAACTTACGGGGGTCCCATCTCCTCAATTCACCCAGACTGGAGTGGAGTTATAACGACTCCCTTCGTTAGAACCCACAACGCTTATACTAACACTGTAGGGAAGCGCAAATCCCTCACGAAAGGAATTTTGGCTCCAGGAGCCTTTGGATCTTACGTTAATGCATTAGATACTTTTGAAGATCCTACCAAGATTTATCAGGCTAACAGAACTGTACTTTCGGGAATAGAGTTTGTAGCACCGACAGTTAACTCAATAGCTGTATGGAATAACGAATATAATCCAAATTATAATATAGATTCAATTTCCTCAAATGGCATTACTTTTGTACAAAGAGATGGGGTGGCTTTCCCTACAAACACAGTACGTGCCCGGTTCCCTTTAGAAGGTAATATGAACTACTCTTATAACGGAAAATTAAAGTTTCCTCCAAGGGATACTGCCCTTAGGAGTAAATCTCTATCCGCCATAGCTGGATGGGGGCTTCAAGACTGGAACCGGACTCCTGTAATCAATTCGGCAGGAAGTACATCTCACCCCAATACCTCTATCACTTTCCGTGACAGTGCAGGAAGTGCTATTCCTATTGTGATACTCGAAGGTAAGGGAGGAGTTTCAGGAGCGGGAACGCAGGGAGTATTCTCTAGTATTCTAGGCATGTCGCAAAACCCTAATTTGGTTACGGCACATGATTCTCCCTCTCGCGTCAGCCCCCCTAACTTAAGACCGTTGACTCCAGGAAATAGTTATAAGATATCCTTGGAGGCATCTAGTAATCCTACACGAAGCGACCAACGCCTAACCTACGCTGTTATTAATAGAACGAAAGATAAGAATTGGGTACAACCCACAGGTAAATGGGAAGCCGTGCCCGCGACATATAAGGAGACTCTCGTTAATGTGATGACCAGCAGCATTACTAGACCTGAACCCGGCTGGGCGATCTTTACGGGAACCATAACGACCTCTTCTATATTTGAACAAGTGGACAATTATCAATTACTTATTTCTCCTGCTAATAAAGGTGCTACCACACGTTCTTCGTATAAAGTAAGGAACATTAAAATAGAAGATTATGAACAAAACCCTACAAAGACGAGTGGGGGGAGACAAGGTAATAAACTCTTCAAGGATCAGGAATACTTATTAGGTATCGACGCAAGGGTCGCCAGGATCGCCGAAGCTAACACTCATCCTGACGAAAAATTGTATGTACGAATCGTAACTGATCCTAAACCTTTTGTCGGGAATGGCTGGTTTTCGTTTGCTAAAAATTGGTGTTATGATTGGGAAGCTAATTCATGGAGTGAAGTTAGAGAAACTGCAAGTGATAGACAATGGAAACAATTGCCTTTCCCGGGAAGCTCTATTAACACTACGCGCCATGTAGTAGAATTTAACACTCTTAACAGCCGCACTCCTCTTAAGTATAGGTCTCTTTC